ATACGCCAAACAGCGCAGACCACAAAGCACATCAGGCGATGGCCGCTCGTGACTAAGCGCATCGACACATGGAGCCAATACCGCTCCAGTAGACTCGCCAGTGGTCAAGAACTCCTCCTTCCACAGGAGGAGTTTTTCTTAGGTCGCATGGTGCAGGCAGGGACCGAGCGAGACATCAAGCGTGCGACCGAAGAACTGATGACGTACAACCAGCGCCTGATCTCCATCATCGCGAAACGCTTCAAGGGCCGTGGATGCACTCACGAGGACATGATGACCGACGGAATGCTCGGACTTCACCACGCGATTCAGCGGTATGACCCGAACAAGGGCTATCGCTTCTCGACCTATGCCACGAACTGGATTCGACAGGCCATCGGTCGAGGAGTCGAGAATCGTGGTCGCGAGATTCGACTACCATCGCACGTCATCGCGAAGATTACTCACATCCGCATCTCGCGCCAGGCATACGTCCTGAAACACGGTGAATCGCCATCGATGCCGGAACTGCTCGAGTGGATACAGTCGCGCATCGATGAGTTTCCGAAGTATCTCCGCCATCAGCTCAAAACTCTCGACGTCCAGTATCTGTCTGACATCACCTCGATGGAGCGTGTCGATATCAAGTCACTCGATGAACCGAACGCATACGGTCAGAGTTTCAGTGAGTACGTCGCCACCGATACTCCTCAGCCTGGTGATGCTCTCGACCGCGAAGCACTCTACGCGCAGCTGTACAAACTGATGGAACATCTGACGGACCGCGAGATGGCGTGCATCCGGCTGCGCTTCGGATTCGATGGTCTCATCGATGGACGCTCGCTCGAAGACGTCGGTCTCCTGGTCGGATATTCACGCGAGCGCATCAGGCAGATACAGTCGAGGGCGCTCGAAAAACTTCGCGGACTTCCGGAAGCGCAAGTGCTCTTTGAGACTTTGGAAGGAATAGAACTTTGAACGAATCAGAACATCAGATTGCTTATTTCAACTGGTGCCGAGTGATGGGCGGACGACATCCACGCCTCGACACTATCCACGCCATTCCAAACGGTGGATACCGAAGCAAGGCGACTGCCGGTCGACTGAAGTCCGAAGGACTCAAGGCTGGCGTGTGGGACATCTTCATTCCAGTCCAGATGGGACAGCACTGTGGAATGTGGATCGAGATGAAGGCAGGCAAAAACAAACTCACGCCAGGACAAATCGCCTTCCGTGAGTCTGTCGGTGATGCTTACCTCTGGTTCGTTGCTTACTCGTGGGAGGAAGCAGTCGAAGCCACATGCCAGTATCTAGGCATCCAAAGCGGGATGAGCTGACAGATGCTGATTGATTTCGTCTGCGAGCTCGATGCCGTGAAGTTCACAGACGAGATACCAGATGGCTTTTTGTAGGTCGTCGGTCTTTTCCTCGCCATGTTTAGAACCTGCGCGGAGAAGGTATTTGAGAGCATTGCCACGCTTGAAGTCGAGGCCATACGCGTCGATTATCTCGATGGGCTGAATCGGTTGGTTACGGTAATGTGTTGGGACCTGCTTGGACATGCAGGCATTGTAAGGGGTAAAAATGAATAGAGTTTCACAGGCCGTGACATTTCTGTCATGGCTGTTCGAACCATATCCTGATGGCTTCGTCGAGATTCGATGTCTGAATCAAGGACGAAATCAGATGCGCTTTTATAAGCTTCCACGGACAGTCGACGACTGGACTGGAATCGGCGAGGCGTGCGTCCAATGGAGCGACGAAGGAAATGACGTGTACGTCGGTGTGCTTCCACGCTGGCGCAAAGGAGGAAGGGACAATGACGTCCATACTGCTGGTGTACTTTGGTGTGACATCGATGACCTTACTGGTTTGGACCAGACTGCAACGCTTGATAAAGTCACAGTCGCTGTCAGATCAGGCAAGGGACTCCACTGCTACCGAAGACTCAAAGTGGCTGGTATTGGGACTAAGCCAACAGAACAACGCGAGTTCGTGCAGCTGCTCGAGCGATGGATGCTGTCGCTCTCGAGTGCCGCAGACATCAAGTGTAAAAACCCGTCGCGAATATTACGAGTCCCTGGAACTCTAAACTGGAAGAATCGCGAGGCGCCACGATTGGTCGAACTCGCGAAGTTCCCCTCAGAAGCCTCCAGAATCGTCAAGGAGACACAAACCGCTCATCCATGGGGTGATGAGTGGTCGCGTCTGCTTATCGCTGCCAAAGCCGGAGACCTCCCGAAGCGCGAGCGGGGCAACTGGAGTTTGGGTCGATACAAGCACGGCGACTACCTGCTCTATTGCTTCAACCACGCTGTCATCGGTGTCGAACAGATGCGAGTCATGGGGATGGTTGACCATGCTCGAGATGTCAGTGTATTGTTGATGACTGCGCTGGACACGCAGGACTTTTCGGAATAGAGGATTAGATGGAAGAACTTTCACTAGACGATCTCCGGCTCATGGTGGCCGGAGACATGTCGACGCATGCTCGCGTCGTAGCTCACGGTGAGCATCACTGGGACAGACTGTTCCAGCCCCATCCAGCATCAGGTGGACCATTCGGTGGACGAAACAATGCGCTGGTCACACTGCTCGGATTCCTTCGCGCAAAGCGCTTCAGCATTGACCAGGCGAACGTATTCAGCACATGGTGGTCTGACACTTACTGTGAACCAGCACTCGAGCACGAGACCATCCTCGAGACGACTGGACGATTCTGGGTTCAATGGGCGCAGGGTAATGTCCCGGACGACCTTCCGGGCGGTGAGACCATCGCACCATGGGAGGTGTGGGACTGGACTCGAATGGAAGTCGAGGAGGGCAAACTCGGTGCTCAGTCCTGGCTGATTCCGAACATCCTCTCGACTGGTGGACTCCACTACCTGTCGTCACCTCCGGGCAGTGGAAAAACTTGGGTGATGTGCGATCTCATTCGTGCAGCTGTCTACGGTGACAAGTGGCTGAACGAGTTTGACATTCCGCAGACCAAAGTCCTGTACATCGATGAAGAGATGGGCGTCCAGAAGGTCCTACAACGCCTCAGGAAGCTCGGAATGCGCTCGGCTGAAGGAATGGGCTACCTCAACCGTGTCGGCATCAGATTCGACAATGTGCTCGATGTCGAACGAATCGTGAAACATTGTCAAGCGAACGACATCGGGCTGGTGATGATTGACTCCCTGGTGCGCGTTCATGGCCTCGATGAAAACGACAACAGTCAGATGCGTCGACTCTACGATTCGTTCAAGAAACTCCTGGACGTCGGCATCACTGTGCTCATCGCACACCACAACCGTAAGGGTGGCACCGATGGAACAGTCAAGCATGAAGGTATGCGAGGCGCTGCGGAGATTGTCGCAGCTGCTGACATGGCGTATTCGGTCGAGAAGCAGGCAAACGGGTTGTATCGCATGTACGTCACGAAGGGTCGTCTCATCAGTGACGAGGATGCGATCGATGTGACATTCGAGATCCGCGACGAGGAAGGGCTCACGAAGGTCAGGACGCTCGACGCTGGTGCGCGGTCCGAAGCCATCACACAGGAAGTTCGGGCCAAACTCATCGAGCTCATCAGTGATTCACCAGGCATCTCTCAGGCACGTCTGGCTGAGTTATGTGGTGGTCGAAAATCGGTTGTGGCTGCGACACTTGCGGACCTTGAAGCGAGTCGAATAGTCGCGTTTGACAAGGGTCCGAGGAACGCAAAACTGTACCGTCCGACTGGTCTACTTTAGGCGTTTGACCTGTTCCCGCGACCTGTTCCCGACCTGTTCCGCCCTTAAGGATAAGAAAACGGGAACAGGTCAGGAAAATCCCCCCTTTGGAAACCCCCCTGCGAGCATGTTGGATGTTGCTCGCTTAGGGGTATAAGTCGAAACTGTTCCTGCGTGCCGGGCGCTAACGCTGGCACACGGAACAGCATCGACAGTTTGTTTGACAAGTGGTTCGATGTTTGGTAATGTCAACCGTGACGGTGCTGGGAGAATAACTTACTGGATTGGTGATTGATCCAGCACTGTCATCAACAGAGTGGTCTTATGACCAAAGGAGTATCGAGATATGGGTTTCTTTTCATCTGCATCGTTCAGCGATGGCAGCTCACAGTTTGAAGCAGCACCAGCAGGTGCATACGTCTGTCGTTTGGCGAACCTCGAGTCGGTCGACCGTCCTTCGTACGATGACCCGAACGTCATGCTTCCGAACTTCAAGTTCACGTTCGAAACGACAGAGTATGGCGACAGCAACGGCAACGCCTACCGCTTCTTCAAGTACACTCGTCAGGGATACGGCAACGACCGCCAGTCACTCACAGTGCTTCTTGACGGTATGCTCGGGCGCCGCCTGACACAGGCTGAGTTTCACCAGCTCGACGTTGACGACATGCTCGCAAAGCAGTGGATGGTCACGGTCGACGCCAAACTAAACACACGCGGCAACATGACGAATGCCATCGTGTCGGTCGCTCCAGTGAGTGCAAAGAAGAAACTCACGAAGATCGCACAGCCAACCATCAAGACCGACGACATCGAAGATCCATTCGGTGAAGACGCCAGCGAGTAACTTCTGCGCTTTCACACTCGCTGTCGCACCAGGCACTTCGCCCGCTATGAAGTGCCTGGTGTTTTACTTGAAGGGGTAAACATGTACAAAAAGGAACAGAAGGCTGAGATGCTGGCGAAGGTTATCGCACTGATGGCTGAAGGACACAGCATCAGCAAATCAGCAGCTCAAATCGGAATGCCACGGGCCATCATCTCGAAATGGCTCAACGAAGCTGGTCATGGTGGCGAATCGACACCACGAGACGTCATGCACACGCTCGACCAGAAGAGAGACATCGTTGCCAAAGTCGCAGACATGGTTGTCCAGGGAATCGACCGTCGCGAGGCTGTCGAATCACATGGCATTGACTCACGACGCTTCAACAAGTGGTTATCGACTGAGCCATCGCTTCGCGTCGATTATTTCCTGATCTGCGGAAAAGGTGTGAACGTCGGCTATACACGAAAGACATTCGACACCATCATGGATTCCATTCGCGCTGGTGCAGCTGTGCAGCGTGATGGAGCACGGTGGAAACTCAAACTCGTCGAAGGTGCGCTGATGCGCTATGAGCTCACTGGGAGCAACCAATGGATCTCGAAGGGATTCGCAACATTGACAGGGACCGATGTCCTGGCGCGAGATTGGACGGTGGTCGAATGACCGGTCATGAAGCATTGCAGGCTCTATTGGATGGCAAGAAATTGACGATTCCTGACATTAGGAAAATGGATGTAGATTCTGAAGAAGAGTTTTACATTCAGGTTTGTGAGTTTGTTCGTGGGGATCCGGAGATGGTCTGGTTAAGCACAACAGGTGAACGAGTAATTACCAACCCGTCAACTTATGAGTACGGCAACTTTGTAGATGCATCTTTGTTTTTGCGAGACGATTGGGAGGTATTCGAATGAAGTTTGCAGATGTAATCGAGCCATTGATGTATGGCAAACCGATAACACGCGCATCGTGGGAACACTCAGTGTATGTGCGCTATAGCGACCTATTCGAGGCGTTCGTCATGCACGCTGATGGTGAGTCGAAGACAATCCAGGGACTGACGATGTATCCGGAATGGATGCTCGCTGACGATTGGATGTTCGGTGAGTTTCATCCTGTAAAGGACGAGATCAAGTGGACACAGACAAAATCATAACGTCGGTCATGGCGAAGCCATGGGCGAACACTTACTCTCTCCTGAAGGCCATAGGCGCCTCCAGCGCGGTCATCGATGAGACATGGCGCGACTATCGTCGCAAGTACATGCGCTCTCAGCGATGGCAGGATATTCGAACCAAAGCACTCGAGCGCTCTGGTCGGACGTGTGAGCAGTGTGGGAAGCGTCAGGAGGATGGATTCAAGCTCGATGTCCATCACCTGACGTACATCCGATTGGGTGGCGAACAGATGGAGGATGTCCAGGTGTTGTGTTATCTGTGCCACGGACAGATGCACTACCGGCGCAGAGTTCGCCAGGAAGAGGCAGAATAGAATCATGGCACGGGGTAACACAACAGATCCAGAGATTCTCGCACAGGTCGAGTCGGCTTTGATTGCTGGTCAAAGTCCTTCGGTTATTGCACGGTCGTGTGGGTTGCCACGCACGACCATCATCTCGATTCGGGACAGAATGAAGGCACCTGTCGAAGGCAGTCGACACGACATCACCTCGACGATACTTCCAACGAAGTCACTCGATGACCTTCTGACATCTGTGCTCGAGGACAGCCTGAAGGCGCTACAGGCGATAGCACGCACAGCGCAAAGTGAGCGTTACATCAATGGCCAATCAGCTGCCCAAATTGCAGCTCTCCATGAGCGCATTGCGAACTTCTCGATTCAACTTCTCACCGCAGCTGCCGAACCTCCGGACAGTAACTAGCGCACAGACAGCTGTCTGCTATCTCGACTACCTTCGCGACACGCTTCCGAATGGTTGGTCGTACACAGCTAGGCATCTCATCGCCATCGCTTCGCATCTGGACGCAGTCGAGCGCGGAGAGATTGACAGACTCGCGATTCACATGCCACCGCGCCACGGGAAGACTGAAACAGTCACGGTGCGCTATGGCGCCTATTGCATCGAGCGAGACCCGTTCGCGAACGTGCTGGTTACTGCTTACAATGAGCGCATCGCGAGACGCTTCAGCAGGAAGTCCAGACAGATTGTTTCGTCCAGGACTAAACTCTCGAAGGACAACACAGCTCAGGACGAATGGAGTATGCCGGAGGGAGGAACCTTCATGGCGCGTGGTGTGGGCTCTCCTCCAACTGGTGTGGGCTTCAGGCGCATTATCATCGATGACCCGATTCGAAGTCGCGAGGATGCAGAATCCGCATTGTTCCGCGACAAAGCGTGGGACTGGTACACGGACGACCTCTACACGCGCCTCGAACCGAAGGGCGCTCTCATTATCGTCTCGACCAGGTGGCACCACGACGACATCACAAGCCGTGCAATCTCGAGTGAACCGCATCGATGGACAGTGCTAAACCTTCCGGCCATTGCGGAGGAGTCTGACCAGATCGGGCGAATGCCTGGCGAAGCTCTGTGGCCAGAGCGATACGACACGAAGGAACTCGGACGTATCAAGGAGGTCATGGTCGCGAACTCCGGAGACTATGGCTGGTCCGCTTTGTATCAGCAACGACCGACTCCACGCGAGGGAAGTTTCTTCCGGACCGAACGCATTACCATCGATGCCGCCACACCAAACTGTGCGAAGATGTCACGCGCCTGGGACCTCGCAGCGACAGCTGGGAGCGGAGACTTCACAGTCGGTGTGAAAATGGGTCGTGATGCTGATGGTCGCATCTGGATTCTCGACGTCGTTCGAGGACAGTATGAAACAGATCAGCGAGACAAACTCATCAAACAGACAGCTGCACTTGATGGACGTGGTGTGCGTGTGCGCCTTCCACAGGACCCGGGGCAGGCTGGTAAGAGTCAAGCGATGCACATGCTTCGACTCCTGCACGGAAGCGCGGTGAACATCCTGCCTGTCACTGGAGCGAAGGATGTTCGCGCTGAACCATTCGCCTCACAGGTCGCTGGTGGAAACGTGTACATGGTCACTGCCGACTGGAACCGTACACTGTTGGATGAACTCCGAGTGTTTCCACTCGGCAAGAATGACGACATCGTCGACGCGCTCACCGATGCCTACGACGAGCTCGTCGGTCGTGGTGGTGGCTGGGGTGCAGTTTAGGACATGATAGGAACACAATAAGACCATGGGACTCTTTGACCGCCTGCGAGGCAAAGCAACTGCCGCACCATCCGCACTCCTTCCGCCTCCACTGATTCAGCGACAGACGTCCTACTTCACTGGCACAGGAAACGGAGACTTCTGGAGTCTACTGACACGCAACCTTCCAGGCTCGAGCTTCAACTGGAGGAATCAGGCTGGCGACTTGATGCTGAACAGCATCGTCGCGATTGGTATGGATTGGTATATTCGAAACTGGTCACAAGGTGTTCCAGCTGTCCGGAGACCGATGCCTGACGGACAGGTCGAGACCGTCGCAGACCATCCGATTCTCCAACTCCTCACGCAACCGACACCGAATGTTCCACCTTCGCTCGTCTGGTCGTGGATTCTGCCAGACTATCAACTCCTCGGAAATGCCTACTTCCGCAAAGTGCGTGTCGCTGGTCGTGTCGTTGGTCTTCAATACCTCGCGGCTGACATGGTGAGGCCAGTCGGAAACAAGGTGAATCCTCTCATCAAGTATCAGTACACGGTCGATGGCACGTCGTACGATATTCCGCTCGAGGACATGATTCACATCCGGTATGGTCGAGATCCGCAGGACTCTCGCTTCGGTCGTTCTCCTGTGACGTCTGTCCTTCGTGAGATCGCAACTGACAACGTCGCTGCATCAGCTGCGTTCGGAATGGTTCGCAACGGTGGCATGCCATCGATCATGGTCGGACCAGACTACAAGGGTGGAGTCGAGGACCTGTCCGAAGACGATGCACGCCAGACGAAGCGCAAACTTCAACAGGACTTCACAGGCGACAATGCTGGTTCTGTCCTGGTAATGACTGGACCATTCAAGGTCGAGCAGGTCAGCCACAAACCATCAGAGATGGCGTTCGATGAGATTCGGCGCAAACCAGAGGAGCGTGTCTGCGCTGCACTCGGTTTGAATCCTCTCGTCCTCCAGCTCGGCAGTGGTCTCGAGCGTGCGACCTATTCGAACCTCGAGCAGGCGACGCGCTCGGCATGGACTGACGGAATGATTCCGCTGATGCGTCAGATGGCCGAAGCGTTGACCATCGCGCTTCTTCCAGACTACGAAGAAACACAGCCTGGCGACTACCTCGAGTTTGATGTGTCGAATGTGCCGGCGCTCCAGGCTGACTTGAACGAAGACGCTGAGCGTGCTGAGCGATTGTATAAGGCTGGTATCGTGGACCTCGCAACCGCGAAGCGTGTCGCAGGTGTGACGCCATCTGACGACGATGAGGGTTATTATCATCCGACTGCTGTGCCTGTACAGATCGGCGGACAGGAACTCCTGGTCCCTGATGCAGCGCCTGTTTCAACGGCACGTACAGCTGATGAGACTGCGAAACTCGTGAGTGCTGCTGGTTCCCTGATTCGTGCTGGATTCGAACCGACTGCTGCACTTCAGGCTGTTGGACTCGACCCGATTCAGCACCTAGGTCTGTTACCTGTCACGGTACGAGAAGAGACCAAAGCATTCGATGATGAATCCGAACCCGGGCTGAAGTTCTTCCCGTCCAAAGAGATGAAGGAAGAAGCACAACGCGCCATCGAGTGGCGTGATGCTGGTCTTGATGGTGGAACTGCTGTGGCATGGGCCAGGGCGAATCAGATCATCGCTGGCGAGAAACTCAGTGAGTCTACTGTCCTTCGGATGTATTCGTTTTTCCGACGTCACGAAGTAGACAAGGAAGCGGAAGGATTCCGACCAGGTGAGGAAGGTTATCCGTCCGCTGGTCGCGTAGCATGGGCTGCATGGGGCGGTGATGCGGGATATCGCTGGGCCACAGCTGCACGCAAAGAGATTCTGAAGCGCATGGCGCCGAAGGAAAACGGGAAGTCCTATCATCCGTACTATGGTTACGAGCTGACAGACGCCGATGCCTGACATCTATCAAGTCAATGAGCGATACCGAAACAGGCTTCGTGCTCGCGAAGATTCCGCGCTCGCTGAGATGCGGAGAACGTATGGCGTTCTGCAAGCAGACAACCTCCAGCGCCTCGAGGAGATAACTCAGGCGATTGAGGAAGCACAGGCAGCAGGCGAAGATGTCACGGCGCTGAATGACTACCAGGTGCGACTCGCGGCATTGAACGAGCAGATGGCCAGACAGGTCACGGAGTTCGCTCCTCGAGCGACCGACATCGCCAGCAACGGACAGCGAAGCGCAATCCAGCTCTCGCTCGACATGCAGGAGGACCTCGTGCGTGCTGTCGCTGGTATTCCTGATTCCGTGTCAATGGCCATCGATCTCAACTGGAACAGATTACCGGTCGAAGCCATCACGAACGTGGTCGGCTTCGCGGCTGATGGTTCACCGCTGGCGGCACTCTACGAAGCCATCGGACCATTTGCACGCGACCATGTCACCATCGGTGTCGCCCAGGGAATGAATCCGCTACAGGTCGCTCGTCGTATGGCGCGGACGTATGAGACGCTGGCACCATCACGAGCTGCAACCATCGCACGAACAGAGATGATTCGAGCCAACCGCGAAGCACAGCGACAGACATTCGAAGCGAATCTGTCCATCGTGCGTGGCTGGTCTCGCGTGTCTGCTGGTGATGTTAACGTGTGTCCCGTATGCTGGGCATTGCATGGACAACCGAACCCTGTTGCAACAATCGTTCCATCGCATCCAAACTGTAGGTGTACGATAGTCCCAATCACTCCGACGTATGCTGAACTCGCTGGGCTTGACCCGGATGCGTTCGACGAAGCGCCGGAACTACCGACACGCGATGAGCAGTTTATGATGTTGACAGAAGCGCAACGTCGACAGGTGCTCGGACCGTCACGGTATAGGATGTGGGAAACAGGCACCAGCCTGTCGGACTTCGGTAAGGTTGTTCCAAACGACCTATGGGGTCCACAGGCAGTCGTTGTGCCACTGAGGGATTTATGATGCAGACACTGGTGAACTTCGGGAGTGCAATCAAAGCGGACGACTCCGGTCGTGTGCGTGGTTACCTGGTACGCTTCGGCGGTCAGGACCTCGAGGGCGACTACTTCACGAAGGAGACCGACTTCGGTCGACCGATGAAGTCCGGAGATCGTGTCCCGATGAACCTCTACTATCATCACGGACAGGACCGAACAATCGGGAAGTCTCGCATCGGTACGGGCTACATCACCATGGATGACAAGGGTCTCTGGTACGAAGCACAGGTCGAGATGGCTGATGAATATCAGAAGATGATCGCCGACCTCGCGAAGTCTGGCAAGCTCGGATATTCATCCGGCGCCACTGGTCACATGGTCGAGCGTAAGAAGTCTGCTGATGGCCGATACGAAATTACACGCTGGCCAATCGGTGAGGCATCGCTCACACCGACGCCGGCTGAACCGATGAACATGGTCAAGTCCTTGAAGGACATGTACGGCGAGATGGATGGAGAAGGCATGGAAGAAGAAGAGATGATTATCCCTGTCGCGCCAGGAGAAGACGTGGCGACATTCGTCGAGTCAGTCTATGGCGACCTTGACAAGGAGATGGTCCACGAAGGACTTGAGGCGCTCTACGAGCGTCTGTGTGCTGGTGTAACAGCTGCATATGACAGTGGACTCGGCAGTGGACATGTGGATGCCATCATCGATGCATTCGCCAACCGTGCGAAGGAACTGAACAGCAAAGTGAAGGACCCGGTCGCTGAAGCGCAAAGCCTGAAGGCTATGCTCGAGCGTCCTACGTCCATCCGCGAAGTGGAGCGACGCCTGCGGGATGCAGTCCGTCTCTCACGTAGCGAGTCGACAAGATTCGCAAAGACCATCTGGGCTGAGCTTGGAGAGCAAGCGGTCGAGACGGAAGAAACCATCGTCGAATACTCGAGCGATATCGAGGAAGCGAAGTCCGCTCTCCTTCGTGAGCTCATGATCTTGGAGTTAAGTCAATGACAATCGAACAACTCGAAGGACAGCGCCAGTCTACAATCGCTGCCGCTAAGGAAGTCCTCATCAACGGTGGAGATATGGCCGAAGCCACTCGCCTCCATGCAAATGCAAAGTCCCTCTCTGAGCGCATCGAGATGCTCAAGGAGTTCGGCAACGTGCCTGCACCAGTCGCAGCAGAAGCGCCAAAGTCTGAGCCATGGAAGTCCGGCGGTGTAACCCGTAACCCATTCCCTGGTACTCGTGAAGAGGCAAACTTCAAGGCATACGCCTTCGGCCAGTGGGTCCGTGGCGAAGTCCTTGGAAATGCTAAGGCTGCACGATGGTGCGCTGAGAATGGCGTCAAGTCACAGACCGAAGGCGACAACGGACAGGGTGGATACACTGTTCCTGAAATCGTTTCGTCCAGCCTGATCTGGCTCCGCAACGAGTACGGTGTAGCACGTCGCTTCAGCCGCATCTACCCGATGACATCCGATGTCCTCAATGTCCCGAATGCATCGACTTCGACCACGACTTATTATCCTGGTGAAGCCACTGCAATCACTGCATCCGACATCGCATTCACGCAGGTCGCACTCGCAGCCAAGAAACTCGCCATCCTGACCATCGTGTCCAAGGAACTGAACGAGGATACCGTCATCGACTTCGGTGCTACTTTGGCACAGGACTTCGCATACGGTCTCGCACTCGCTGAAGATGCAGCTGCATTCCAGGGCGACGGTACTTCCACCTATGGCTCCATCACTGGAATCATGCCTCGTATCAAGGCTCTCTCCGGAACATTCTCGAGCATCGCTTCCATGGTTGTTGGACCATCCGGATCACAGACCAACCTCTCGAGCTTCACGCTCGCGAACTTCCAGTCCATGGTCGGCAAACTTCAGCCATACGCCACGAACCCACGCTGGTACATGCACAAGAACGTGTTCTACAACGCTGTCGCAGACAAGTTGATTGCACTCTCCGGAAACAGCATTATGGACATCCAGAATGCATACGGTCCTGAACCAACACTGTTCGGTATCCCGATCAGCTTCGTTCAGAACATGCCGTCCGCAACCGGTGTATCCAAGACGCTCGCAGTCCTCGGAGACCTCTCCAAGGGTGTCGCGTTCGGTGATCGTCGTGGCGTCACGGTCGAAGTTTCCGATCAGGTGAAGTTCGTCGAGGATGCTTTGACGTTCAAGGCGACCGAGCGCTATGCGTTCAACTGCTTCGACGTCGGAAACGTCACCGCAACCGTGGCCGATCAGGTTCCTGGTTCCATCATCGTTCTCCAGGCTGCCGCTTCGTAGGCTGTCTGACTTCGCAGTCAAGGGGAGCGGGATACCATTCCCGTTCCCTTTTTGTTTTACTAGGAATCGCTCATGCCATACACACGGACACAAGCACTTGAACGCCTCGCATGGATGGTCGCATCTGACCAATATCCACAGCTGGATTCCACTGCGCTCCAGCAGCTCGTCGACGACCACGCACGCTGGTCGGTCTGGACTGCTTCTACTGCCTACGTGGTTGGCGACATCGTGATTCCAACCGTCGCGAATGGTCGACTGTACCAGTGCGTTATCGCAGGGACATCTGATTCCACTGAGCCACAGTTTCCACAGTGGACGCAGACGCTGAACTACACAGTGAACGATGGAAGCGGAGACCTTCTGTGGCAGGACATCGGTCCAGCCAATAACGAACGCTATGACATCCGCGCAGCTGCGCGACAGGGATGGATTCGCAAAGCATCGAGCATCACGCATCTCATCGATGTGAAGGATGGTCAAGTCGACGCGAAGATGTCCGCACTCCGCGAGCATTGTCTCGACCAGGCTAAGCGATACAGCCCAATGGTGTTCGTATGATTCCGGCGCCATACGTTACCGCGCTCAAAGTCGCGCTCGCGAACTACGCCTACAGTGACCGTGTGCAGATCTGGCGAAACGTGAACCAGTCTGACGGTATCGGAGGCATTAGCCAACACTGGATACAGGTGGCTGAGATTCGCGCCACAATCGCCAATACAGGCGATTCTGAAGGCATTGTCGGAGGCATGATTGAGCAGGCTGGTACATGGACGCTCACCTGTTCACCAGAAGTCGAAGTCAAGGCAGATGACAGGATATACACATCCGGGAATCCGCAGAACCTCGCGCCATACTACGAAGTGATCGGAAGCGATTGGGGACATTCGAACGAAGTCAGTCAAACAATCGCGCTCCGCTCGAGGTCAAACGGTTAACCGACTGCGTGATGCGAGATATCCGACTGTGCCACCATATTAGAGTGAAGATGTACAGTGGAGTGATGGTATGACATTAGAGGTCGTTGTAGCGCTGATCGGACAACTTGTCCTGGTATTGGGGGCCGTCATTGGAACCTATACCAAACTGCAGGTAAGCATCAACGTGCTGACAGTGAAGCTCGAGAACGTGAATGCCACATTGTCCGGACAGGCACAGGAAGTGCGACGCATCGAGGAGCGCCTCGGTAAACTCGAGAGTCGTGTCGCTATGATCGAGGGGAGTTTGCAAAGATGAATTCAATATCAATCGGTCGGCTGGTCGTGGTTGTCCTGATCGCCTTCGTTGCGAGCTTCTCGACTGTATTCGGTGACGGCATCCGTACCGCTGAAGCAGACACGCTCGCCGAGCTGGGAGCAGTGATGGCACTGTACGGAAGCAAGGCTGTAGCGGCTGGTGTCTCCGCTGCGGTGTCTAGTGTATTGGCGTTCTTGACGATGCCGTTTAAGGGTACGGGTATGAATGCGCTAAAGGTGGGTAAATGAACCTACAAAACTTCCGTATTGAAAAGGAACCTGCACCTTCTACCGACTGGCGTGTATTTGGTGATATCGAAGATGACAACGGGAATATCCTAGGCACGTTTGGTCAGGATGGTACATCTGTCAACATCTGGTGGGTTCAGCAGGATGAAGAATTTCAATCAGGTATCGTCAATCAGTTTGCGGTGATTATGGCGCAACAAATTGTAGCGGGAACGGCTGAATAATGGCAACTTATTATGTCAGGACTGACGGTAGTGATTTAAATGCCGGGACTGGTCCTGCCACAAATCAAGCGTGGCAGACGATAACCAAGGCTATTGGTGCAACTGGTATTGCTCCGGGTGACACATTATATATCGCTCCCGGTGTTTATCGTGGAACTTTCAGTGCTGCATTCACAAACCCTGCCAGTGAAGGTCAACGGGTTACGATTGCTGGCAATCCTACTGCATCACAATTTACTGGTGTTACAGCTGGTCCAGTTGTAATAACAAACTTTTTGACTAACACGACAACAAGCGCAGGTAATGTTTTTGTTGTTGATAAAGACTATGTCACTATTCAAGATTTATCTATTGTTGGTTACAACTTAGGAGGTTTCCCAAATTATTTCAATACGTACGCATCGACAGGAATAGCACAAATAATCAATCGATGTCTGATGTATCAGCCTTCAGCAAGTACAGAAATGTACTTTTGTTATTTCGCAGCTAAAGCCGGATCTATTGGACCAACCATCAGCCAATGTGTTTTTTTAGGCGGTGGAATAACTTTGCAAGGATTGACACACTCCGGTACTTGGAATTCACAAACAACTGTGCGTGACTGCATAATAATCAACCCAAATACATTTGGAACAACAAGTGATTGCATTAGACTTCAGTCACAAACAGGTGGGCAGAACGGCGGAATAAAAATAATAAACTGTTATTTGTCTGGAACAACTGGAGTACGCGGGGTGAGTCAAATGAGTACATCATTTCCATCAATCATACAAAACTGTTTGATTGAAGCACCCACTGGAATCTTTTCACAAAGTAATAATGGACAAATTACACAGTCTTATAATGTATTGCAATCATCAACATCTTTGACAAACGTGGCTTCAAGTGTCACTACTATTACGAATGGTTTTGCTTGTATAAACGGATCACTAAGCAAGATACAAGGTTGGGGAGATTACCCATTTATTTCCGCACTTGTGAATAATCAAGCAGGTGTAAATGGCGGAATCAATACAAATAGCCTTGCATCAGATATCTACGGCACTACTTGGTTAAGTCCAAGCACTCCTACAGTAGGTGCGTCTGAATATCAAAGCTACACGCCATCAAGCGTTTACTTACCAACCGAGCGGAACGCCAGCACGATTACCATCGCTCCCGGAAGCACATCCCAAAGCATCGAACTGTATCTCGGTGCTACAGGTCTTACAGCCTCCACAAGCGGTCTGTCAGCCCGCTACAACCGCACAAGGACTGCATCTGTAAGCATCCCTCTAGTAGCTCGTACAATCGCTCAGGCGTGGACTGCTGGTGGCTTTGCGGAGGTAGACGCGACCAATATGCCGGGCGTGTATCGCCTTGACGTACCCGATGCTGCACTTGCGGCTGGTGCTGACGATGTCACGATTGTTGTACGTGGTGCTTCTGGTACTAACGGCGCGGTGCTGACGGTCACGCTGTCATCTGGTGGCTTGACATCTGCACAGACGGCATCGGCTGTCTGGGGTGCATTGACGAACGACCACACGACTCACGGGACATTCGGATGGAACGTCCTTCGTGCAGATCAGGACTCGAAGGAAGGTCTCGTCACACTGCATCAGTCTGGTGGAGTCTCTCGTGTGGATGCTGACATACATGCGATCGCGAACGACACCGACGCCGCCACGGAACTCAAGGGTGCGCTCCTTCACAATGGCACAGACTACATCTCCGCAGATCTGTTGACGCCAGTGTCAGCTGCAACGAGCGTACACATCGGGCCTTATCAACTCCTGGCTGATGGCCTTGGAGCAGACCAGCCGCTCGATGTTAATGTCGGCACAGCGACGTCCATCGATGTCCAGGTAACAGACGCTAACGGAACCGGAATCGACATCACTGGTGCGACAGTATCGGCGAAGGTATACAACAGCGGTGGAACGCTTGTGGCGACCTACAATGGAACTGCAACGTATGCCGACAATGGTCGATTGTCCTTCGGTCTTACGACTACAGTGACCGCCACGTCAGGCACGTACACGGTGACTGTGACCAGGACAACGGGTGCGACGGATACGCAGATATTTGGACCGCTGAGACTATACGTGAGGCCAGTATGAGTGTGAACATAATCAACATCACCGAAGACCCTGAACAGGTCGTGCAGGTCGCGGCATGGGTCGGTGACTGGCACACATTCGTCGTGCGTCTGGTCGATGAGAATGGCTCACCGATTGACATCACGACAGGCACGCTCAGCGCAACGTACACAAACGCAGCGACAGGCGTGGCGTATTCCTTCGTGACTGGTTCCGTGACGCTCACAAAGTCATTGTCGTCACAAGGTATCGTCACGATTCTCAACCCGGCTGCATACCCGACAGCAGCTGTGATTCGCTTGACATTGTCGCTCACGGTATCGACCACGGTGCGACGCTTCGGTCCACTGCTCATCGAGGTCCTCGCTCCGTGACAGTCAAGGTCGACCTGTCTGGATTCGACGATGCTGAGCATCGTTTTCGTGTGCTATCTGTTTGGCTACAGGAGACGGCGGCGAAGGCTATGCGTCTGATGATTGCCAGCATGACCGGGCAGAAGTCTGGTCGTGTTTACAAGATCGGGAAGAACAGGACGCATCAGGCATCCGCGCCAGGACAAGCACCAGCGGTCCTCACAGGAGCGTTGCGTTCGTCCATCACTGTCGGTCGCGTCAATGACTATGAGTACATCGTGAGCATCGCCGCGCCATACGGCAAGATTCTCGAGTTCGTGAAGAACAGACCATTCGCGATTCCTGCATCCGATAAGGCGTGGGCGGCATTCACGAGCGTCGTGAGGAGATACTTCAATGGTTGAGAGTCTAGTCGTCGACGAGTGGATCTATGACACGCTCACAGCAGATACGACGCTCCAGGGACTGCTGGCGGTGGACAATCGCGCACCGAACTATCAGCAGGGCATCTACCTGTACCTCGCTCCTGAGAAGGACCCGATATCCCTTCGACAGCCACAAGTGCCATACATCGTGGTTCGTCACACTGATGGTGGTCAGACTGACGAACAGTCGATGTGTGGTGGCCGTATCGTGACAACATCAAGCCATCAAGTGTGGTGCTGGGATACACAGTCAGGCGCTGTCTCGATGGCGCGTATCAAGGGCATCGTGGACCGCATCGACACGCTTCTAAACAAGCAGACAGTCGATTCGACCACGCCTCCATTTTTCCTGAATCGAACGAGCGTGAGCTCATCGGTAGACGTGAGCCAGGATGGTCGCGTCGATAATGGCATAGTGCAACTGTACACAGCCACAATAACTCCATAGAGGTAACTATCAATGGCTCGTCCACTACTCGCAAAAGACGTCACACTGACGATCACTTTCACCGCAGCTGCACTCACGGGTGACACGACTGTACTTCCGACAACGACCGCAACCAGCATCGTCTGTCTGGCAAAGTCGTTCTCCTCGACTGTTTCACAGAACATGGTCAACGCCACGGCATTGTGCGCGGTCTACGAAGCATCCCTGCCGACGACACAAACCGGAACAGTGAACCTCGAACTGTACATCGACAACACCACTGGTCCTCTGTTCGCGACCAAAGTCGGATTCGGTTGTGAGATTGATGTAGACTTGGATGGTGCTGCATCTGTTGCCGGTAACGTCATCAAGTATTTCGGAATGGTTACTGAGGCAGGACTAAGTCTAACCCCAGAGGAGACACAGACCGAGACCGCGACCATCAAACTCGGTGTGAGCGGAATCACTGGTCTGTCAGGATCATAATGAGTTCAATCTTCGACGCCATTCCTAAAACAGAAGGTCGACCGAATCACGTAGTCGACATCGAGCGCTTCATCGGTGCACCTGGTTCATTCACATTCCGTGAACCGAAGGCCGCTGATTTGTTTCCTCGACCCGAAGTCCAGAAGGCGTTGAAGATTGCATTCCCGGAGTTCCCGGACCAGATGCTCCAGATTCTGATGATCATGGCACGATGCTATGTGATTCAGCCTGGAGACGGTGAAATCAATCCATCGCGTCGGTTTGCACAGCTCGCTCGAGACCGCTCGGACATTTACCTCTACGTGGTCGGAGAGTTTGCCAAAGCATTCCCGATTGACATCGAAGCAGCGGTGGACGAAGTCCCAAACGACTAGGCGGGGTGGCGCAGAAGATACTCTACTGTTCAGTGAGGCATTTGAAGCGCCATCCCAGCGAGACCGATTTGAGCCTGGACGAGTTCGCCGAAGTCGCATGGGCTGGCGAAGTCTGGGAAAATCAAATTGTTGAAATCGTCAAGGCCGTGATGTCGGTGCTGGCGAAAAGGACTATCTAATGGCGCTCGGCATCTTCGACATCGTTTTCAAAGTTACAGGCGCCGGCGATGCTGTTCAGGCACTGAAGAACATCAAGACCGAAGCAAAGTCAGCGGCTGATGGTCTGGACAAAACCAAGGACAGCACAGCCGCTCTCGCAGGTCAGGTCAAAGGTCTGCTCGTAGGTGGCGCAGTCATTGGATTTGCTAAAGGTGCACTGGATGCAGCTGCAACTTACGATTCACTGTCACGCGCTGTAGCGACAACTGTCAGTACCACTGACGAACTAAATGCACAGATGGCGCGACTGGAACAAATCGCGGCACTTCCAGGCATTAACCTCGAACAGTCTATTCGTGGATTCGTCGGTCTTCGTTCCGTAAGACTAAGTGCATCAGAAGCCGAACAAGCATTGAAGGGTATGGCAAACGCCATTGCCTCTACTGGTGGTTCTGCTGAAACACTTGCTCAAATGACCAAGGGTATGACCGACATGGCTGGGAAGACGAGCGTTTCACAGGAAGAAATCAATCAGCTCGTGGAAGCCAGTGCTGTCGCAGGAAACGCCATCGAGGCGGCATTCGGTACACGAAGTGGTGAAGCGATTTCTAAAATGGGATTAACTGGCGCACAGGCTGTTCGCAAGATTGCAATCGAACTCGGAAAACTGCCACAAGCATCGGCTGGTATCCAGACTGCGATGGACAATGTTGGTGATGCGACGTTCCGTTTTAATGTGGCACTAGGCAATATTGTCGCTTCATTCCTTGCGGCATTCGGGCCAGAGATTATCAAGAAACTGGAACAGGCAACCAATCTTTTAAAAGTGATGGCGACCGAAGGCACCGCACTTAACAACGTAATGAAAGCATTGATCGCTCTCGCTGTTGTTTCGTTCCTTGCTGACATGGCTGTTCAGTTCAATGTTGTTGCCAAAGCTGTGATGGGTGCAGTGGCAGCGATGAGAGCATTGAATGTGGCCGTCCTGATTGGTAAGGCTGCGGCAAATCCTGCACTTGGAATAGCGGCGATGGCTGCTGCTGCAATTGCTGGATTTGGTGCATATAAACTATTCGAAGAAATTGACAAGGCCGGCAAGGCTGGCAAGATGACAGTCGAAGCGACTGGCGGGAAAGCGGGTGAACTGACTCCACCTGCCGTCACTGATATTGGTAAAGCAGCAGACACAGCTGCTGGTGCAGCAAAGTCTACCGAAGGCAAGGGTGGAGGCGGACTCATTGGAACGATGGTCGCCATCGCTGAATACGCCGCTAGGATGCAGGCCGCATTCGTGGACATGGCGAAGTCGATGGAGGGACACCTCTTCGAGATCGCGAAGAACACTGGGTCCACTCGAGACCTTCTCGACCTCCGGAAGCAAACATTCGGCGGTGGACGTCTAGGCGCCATCGGTGTCACGGCGTCAGAGATCGCGACGGCTGGAAACAACCCGACGAACGTTGGTGGTGTGGGAATCATTCCGCAGACGCTCATCCCTGCAAGCACAGACCTCGAGCGTTCAATGCGGAAGATGATGATTCAGGCTGGACGACAGAATCTGGTCACTGAGATGAGGAGAATCTAATGGCGACAAACTGGCCACTGTTGGTCGAAGTCGACTGTCCTGAGCCACGTCCTGACCTCGGACGCGTGTGTGTCGGTGCTGATGGAACCTGCTGGGACCGCCAGTATTCGACTGGATGGTTTGACAATGTGACGAACACGTGCATGCCTGCGCCTCTCCCTGTTACTGAAGCATGGTCCAGTAATTACGCTGGACTCTATGCTCGTGTGCCACGAAGCGCCTACACGCTCATCACAGGCTCGATATGGAAGCAGATGGAGATAAACGCGGCAGGTGATTATTACCTGACTGCAACGTCTCTCGGAACAGCAAACACGCAGTGGGTTCAGACCACGGCTTCGTATGGCGTCAATCAAGGCTGGTATATTTCCGCCTATGTCCCGAACTGGGTCGATGCTAGTCCACTGCCTATCCTTCGCGTTCAGTGGGGCTATGGTGGAGCGTCCACTGTTGAGCTGGTATTCCGTGCGAATGGTTCCTGCATTGTTTACAAGAATGGAATCCAGAAGGGCGTCTATGACCAGTCAGACACGAATAAGACTCCAGGACGAAGCGTCGCGAGCGCGAGTGCTGTAGGGCAGCGAAACATCGCGCTGATGATGATTCCATTCAAGCGTCGCGAGCTGCTGGTGACATCGACATTCGGAGCAAACTTCAGCCACCTGTTCGAGGATGTGAACGACTTACCTGGACAAACTATCGTGCCATCCGGAAGTTTCGCATGGCGTGTTCCATATGGTCGACCAACGGTCCAGATTGCACCAATTGCATTTGAGGAGACTGGTGTCTTTTACTCGAAGGCAATCAAACTCCGGTATGCGCCTCCGACTGGAGCGACCTTCACGGGCACTGTCTGGTCTGATGTGGCTGGAACTTCGACAGGGACAATCACCGAAGCAGTGACGCTGGTAGATGCTGGAAACTCACCGTACACGCCAGATGGAATCATCGATACAGTGCGCCTCAAACTCACTGTGACGACTCCATCGCCATACACGCGCACATCTGGTGTGGCTGCAGCTATGGCAACGTACACGCCAGACGCGACAGCGACAGCAGATGAACCTGTGGACATCACGCAGTACATCGATGACCTTACGCTGTCGGTCGATGAAACTTCGCGGACCACGCTTCGCATGACAGCGAGGCGAGCTGCTCTTTTAGAGGCAGGAGTTCAACAGCCACAGATCACAAGCGACCGACCGATTCGTGTGGCACTCTCGAACAGCGCGACGCCTACACCCACATACATCGACATCTTCCGTGGAACGCTCGCTCCTCCGCAGATTCAGTATGAGCAGGCTGACCTGTCGCTGAACTTCTCAAAACTCCAGTTCGAAGGACAGGACCGCTCACGCGACTTCGAGCTGTATTACTTCCAGGACGGAATCCTGTACGACGGGTACACAGGCGAGGATGCAATCGGCGACATGATGACACTGGCTGGTTACCCGCCGGCCACGTACCTCGAGTACAACGACGCGACAGGGACAGAGATCTCGCGAAGTCCAGACATCGCTCGTGGTTATTCGTCCTTCGTTCCACAGCGTGGCGACACCATCGCATCGATGCTCCAGAAACTCAAGACCGATTATTGTGCAAACTTCATCACGGGCTGGAGTCCGACGACTTCTGGGTACAAGTTCCAGTGGGCGAATCCTATCGACTTGACAACGACCAGCGCGATGACTCTGTACCAAAGTGTGGCGGCTGCAGCTGCCGCTGGTGTGTCTGGAGCATTGCAGAACAAGCGTGTGGTGCGTCGTATGACCGCGCATTATGAGTCTCCAGAGTGTAACCAGGTAACAGTCATCGGGCAGGACCCGAGGAATGGCGACCTGCTCTATTCCTACGATGCTGATTCGGCGAGTCAGACAGCAGACACACTCCCAGCAGACCGACCGTATAACTGGCGCGGTCGACCTGTACCTTACATTCTGTCTGATCCGTCCATCACAAACTCCAGCGTGGCCTATCAGGCAACCGTTGCGCTTAAGGACCGATTGATGACTGGTCGCATCCTCATCGAGTGGGAGAGCGACTTCCTGGTGTTGTCGTCGAACAACCGACCTCTGTGGGTGCGTGATGTTGTGACTATCATGCAACCGGACGGAACAACGGTGAAGGGTGTCTATCGAATCATCGCGATTCCGACCATCGAGTTCGTGGTGGAGAATGGCGCGGTCCAGTTCCGGAAGGCTGTCTATCGTGGCGTGTACTTATCCGGTGGACCTGAATAATGGCCTACATCGATGGCACACGAAGTGCTACCGCTCAATGTGATCTATCGCTGAGCTACAACATCCTCGTCTATCCAAATGATCTGGTTCCTTTTGTAGCACTAAAACTCGGTTATGTGGATGGAAGCATCGGAGGCGCAGCCACACACACTGCTGCTTACAGTACATGGACATGGTCATGGACGAGCACACCACACGCGCCAAACTGGCAGTGGTTTATATACCTGACTATGACATCGAATGATGGTTATGGTCATTCGACAACTGTTGTCAAAACTGTCGCTAGTGGTACTGAGAGTTTCGCCACTGAGTGGGTCGATGTTGCCGCCACACTTACAGGATCATGGTCGTGTACTGTTGGCACCGACAAACTTTGGAACATTACTGAGACAGCATATTCAATCTCGACGGCTCCGACTGTGTTCCCACCATCTACATCATACGAGTGGTATGAGTTGTCAAGGTATGGAAGCACGCCATCATGTACCTTGACTATTGGTGGCACCGCGTGCACAGCAACCGGCGCATATGCATCTGGAGCTCGTCATAGGATGACCTACATCTTTGGCGCATCGCTCGCTGGTGTATGTCAGGACGAAGCAACAGCATCGGCAGCAATTACAAATTACCTGGTCAATGGCGTGGCACCTTATGCCGCATCACATAGTCATACGTTTGGCGGACAGTCAGCGACAAACTGGTCAGTCACAATGTCAGCAGCAACATATGACGTCATTACAGTTGACCTAACCAGTTATGCTCGCATAGCGGCTGTATGTGCTCTGGCTGGTCGCATCCGTGCCTGGTCTGCTTCATATCCTGACAGCCTCACTTGTCGAATCACTGGATTCGATGCTGAGACGACTGGATACAGGGACGTTACTGGTACTGGTTCAATCTCATCGTCTGACACCTTCTATCTTTATTCAGCGGTCAGCGATATCGTCAAGAATAGCACGAATGATTCAAAAACCACTGCACTTGATAGTGTGCCAGTCAGTGTGTCAGTCGCGATCACTGGCGCATCACTTACAGCTGTCGGTGAAGCATCAAGCGAGACCAGGTGCATGTTCCGTGGATTCCGCTTCAATGGCTGGTCACTCGCGTATGCCACGACACGAAGCATCGCAGGCACAGGGAACGACCGACTGTTCGCTCCCTATGAAGGAATGTCCGGATACCGATATCTTGACATCCAAATCAAGGCGCAAAGCGGGACAGGTGTGGCAGGGACCTTCGTCATAACCGACTACCATGGCAACACAAAAACGTGGAACATCACAGCTGCAACGACGTCGTATCAGACAGTGACCATCGACCTGTGCAGTCCTGATGCATGGTCTGTGTCTGCGCTTCCGCTTACTGATGGGAAGGACAATCCATACCCGCGCAAGAATACCTCTAGCAGTTCGTACGCTGGCTCAGAGAGCGTCGATTCGGCATATTGGGGTGTTACGTCATGCCAACGTCTTCGCATCGCTACAGGGGCGATTGACCTCGGCACCACCACACTGAAGCAGGACACGACCAACGGCTTCACGAACAGCCACTATGTTCCGAGTGGTCTGGGATACGAGCACGAACGCATCACGCCAGCGATTGTCGCCGAAGTCGACACAACCACGTATTACTATTCACGACGCTTCTGGCAACAGAAGAACGATGGGCGCGACGAAGAGGAGAGCGACTACTGGTGGCAGAAGACTGTCGGCGGTGCGACTGGTGTCACGACATACAGTGTCACGCCGCTCTCGATCAGCGACCTCGCTGGTCAAGTCAACGGGTCCGACGACAGCATTGTTCGACATCCTGGCTGGACTGCAACGAACAGTGTGGCGTACCCGGGCAGTGGTACCTGTAGCGTGTCACAACCGCCATTGCGCGACTGTTTCCTGAATGGTGGAACTGGTATCAGCACATGGCTTTATGGCGGTGGAATCCTCGCAACGCCGAACGCAACATCTGGAACTGACTTCGCGTATGGCTTCGAGATCGGAACAGGCACCATCACGGCGCAGACTCTGTTTGACTCCATCAATGGCGACTTTATTCCTGATCTGTACGACCCGTTCGATGTCAATGGCGGGACAGACTCAGCGCTGTACCTTCCATTCGGCGCCATCCTTCGTGGACCGGCGCATGGAATTGTTTTCGATACGTCAGGAGACCCGGCGACATCCGGAACCGTGACGCTTCAGCTCTCGAGCGATTCCTCGTCCAGGGGAACAGACTCGACATTCGATGCGCTTGGAAACTACCAGACCGGCTCACCATACGGACTCGGCAAAGCGAATCACTCCATCGTCATCGGAGCATCGAGTGTCGGTGTCAATCCGATGTACTCCGCGAAGCGTCAGCGAGCTGTATTCCGTGAAGAAACTCTCGCGGGAAACTGTACCGCTGCGGACGTATCACCGGCACAGCAAGCGACCTATGGTGTCATCACTGCATCTGGTGGCGTGAAGCTGTACCACTCGCGAGCACATAACGGAACCAACTGGGACGAGGTCACGACACCGATCACGAACGCGGAATGTCTCAGCCTGGCGTATCAGAAGCACAGTGGTGCGATGAGTCTTATCATCATCGTGGATACGACCAGCGGTGAAGTGAAGCGGTACACAACCGACGACGAAGGGAACACAGTATCAGTGGCTACAACGATTGGGACCGGGGCACACGGAACAGTCTGTGTCTCCCCGAATGGAATGGAATATATCTTCTTCCGCACGAGCTCGTCGAACATCCAGCGCGTGAAGCGTGACCCGATGGGTAACGTCATCACATCTGCGTCGAACGTGGTAACAGGTAATGTTTCGGATGATGAGATCGCGTGCTACTGGCGCCTGGGAGTCGTGTATCTGATTTATACACACACGACGAATGGAATCACCATCGTGTCATCAAGCGACGATGCTGAGACGTTCTCCTGACCTTTTTGGTGACGTCAACAAAATGGTGAACTTGTAAGGTTTTCTTACAAGTTGATGTGACAAGGAATCCTTGTGAGTTGTCAAGGAATGCTTGACTGCTGAAAAAGGAAACGCCTCCAGGAAGGGGTCTGGAGGCGTGAGGATTAGGTTTAGAACCCGGTTGGACGTTAGGAGTATACATCATGGATGAACGCCGAATAGCACTGTTATCGACTGAACTGGCCATCGCGAATATTGGCGTTCAGGAAGTCGGAGAGAATCGTGGCAAGGCAGTCGAAGCGTATCAAGCATCCTGCAAACCGCCTGTCCCTGCTGGATCTCCGTGGTGTGCGGCACACGTTCGCTTCCGCCACAAGCAAGCAGCCACACAGCTCGGCATCGTGTACGACGAGACTTTTCCTCGTTCTGCATATTGTCCAGACTGGTCGAGATGGTTCAAGGCAAACAGCCTGTGGTTACCTGTCCAGCACATCCGCGACGGTACGACCACGAAGCGTCCACGGCGTGGAGATCTCGCGCTGTTCTACTTCTCGGCACTGTCTCGCATCGCTCACATCGGCATCGTGACCAGAGTCGAGGAATGGGGCGTATACACAGTCGAGGGGAACACATCGCCTGAACCATCCGATGAACTATCAGTCGAGCGTGATGGTGATGGTCTGTACGCGAAAAAGCGGAACTGGCACGAGCTCGGCAAGTTTGGCGGCTTCGGCTTCGTGAATTTCTGACAAACCAAAAGACCACCCGAACTCATAGGCTTCGTCCTGCAAGCAGGGGCTATGCGACCCGGTGGTCTTCTGTTGGTGTTGTTACTTATTTGGTTTACCACTGTGGGAGGCAGTGGCAAATGATTTATACATCTAACGCCAGACGTGCACCACTTTTTGTTCGTGTGCTGGATTCTCTTCGATGCGATAGGAAACGATGCCATCGAGCGCAGGATGAATCATGATAATTGCGCCATCCTGATGTAGACGCTCGAGAATCTCGTGCTCGCTCGCTTTGAGCAACCACAGGAGTCCTTCAGGCTTCTCCGGAACGCGCTCGATCTCTTTATCCACTGCTGGTTTTCGTGCCATGTAAATACCTCCATACCAGTATGGTGCTATGACAATGCTTCCATCGTTATCGGCAGATGTTCGAGCATGATGTTCTGAATGCTCTGTGCGATATCGCGATGCTCGAGCTGCGTGTCTGCACCTGTTCGCAGCTGCACATAATGTATCCAGGAACGAATGGTCCCCGACATGTACATCGTGGTCGGAGTGCAAAGCGGAAGCACCATGCGAGCAGTCTCCGCAGCGATGCCGTGCGACATCAGATCACGATATACATCGGTGCAAAACTCGATGGCAGAACCGACCAAATACAGCGCGTCCTGTTGTTCTTTGGTCAGTTCTTCCACCTTTGGTAATGGGAGGCTAGATTGGCGATTGTGAGCGCCAGTGAGGCGCATTGCTGGGACCTCGATGTCTTCGACCACTGTCGCGTACCGCTGGGAAAACTCCTGGAACGAGAACGAACGATGTCGGAGAATCTGAGCTGCAATCGCACGCGTGGTTTTGATTTCGACGCACATCGATGCCTGCTCAAAGATGCTCCAGTGTCCGTGTCCGACACAATACCGAAGCAGTCGGGAGACATCCGGATTGTCCTGGTTCGATGGGTTCGAGACTCGAGCGCAATACCCAATGACCTTCTCGGCATCTGGTGTTATCCATACAAGCTTTGTCATTCGACTACCTCTCAATAATTAGATGCCATAACCATTTGCCAATCAGTACACCAATGCCTACTGCTGTAAGTTTCAATGTTGTCCTGGCACAATCATAAAGCCACTTTTTCCACGTCATTCGACTACCTCCCAATCATCTTGAAGGAAGTCGGTGTAAATTCTGTTGAATTCCGAATCAAGATCTCGTGGTTTATTCTTGTTGATTCGATTCCATCGATTCATCGTAAAAGCTTTTGTTGGACCGGCAGTTTCTGGAAACGAGTTCCATGCCGCTGAATAACAGATTGCCTCGTCTTTATCCCAGTTTTCTCTGCGAATCTTTTTGCCTTCTGTTAGTGCCTTAAGTGCTTCAATACCTGTCATTTGATACCTGCTAATCGTTGTTCTCGTTCTTCCAGTGCAACCTCGGCATACTGCATAATCTGCTCGATGTCGTAGGCGTCTGGAATGTCAAGCCATAGTGGTGTATTGCCTTCGATGTATACACCAACCTGCCAACCATCGGTCATGATGCGATCAGTAGGGAAGTCAAGCTTGTATGACATAAACAGGCTGTTCACGTATGCACGTATGGCCTGCATCCCTTGATCGTATCTGTACCAGAGAGCTTTGTTTTCCTGCACAGTGATGCAGTAGCCATGGCGCATGGCTTCAAAGGCGAGTTCAAATTTCATCCGTTAAGACCATACTTTCCTATTGCCCAGTCAGGTCGTGCAAGTTCGGTTTCGATGTGATTCGTGCGCTCCCATTGCGTCATCGATTCAATGTGCTTCCGAGCGTTCCATGTCCACGATGGCAAAACGACTCGCTTTTTGAACTCTGATTGCCATTCGTAATTGATGCGAATGTTAGGCTCCAGCCATCGATAAGCAGACGATATCAATCCGGATTCCATCATGGTGATGACCTGATCGCCGGTGTACATACGTGGACTTTGCGGTGGAATGTCTTTCTCGTGCAGCTGCTCCACGAATCGTTTGAGTGCAAACGCATCCTCATGCAGTTCCATCAAACTGCATGTCGTGACAGTGGTGTCCATCCAGTCAATATGGAATAGACATTTGACATTGAACAGGTGTGTCAGTCTATGCATGTAATCCTTGTATCCACCGATGAAAATCTCCGATGGATGCATTTCAGCTTTTATAGACACTCCACCCTCAAACTCGATGTTCATCGTTTGATATGGGATGTCTTTGTAGACATGACTACTTGGTTTGATGGTTGTGGTCTTATAACGTCGAATGTCATTCGCATCGTAGAAAAGCTCCTCCCCGACACGCTTCAGCGCATCGAGGAGAGTGCCTTCTACATCAATCATGACACGACCATTGCTCAGGAGCCATTGCCACTCATCGTCAATATAAGGCCTCATGCGTCAGAGTCCTCTTCTTCCATATTCCACGGTTCGGTGATTTCATCGTCTTCAAAAGGTTTAATCTCACCATTTCTCAGTTGCTCAGATACCATCATCAATGCTTGAGCACATTGCCACATGAGTTCAGACTCATCCATTTCAAGCCAATCTGGATGTAAGAAACTTCGTTTGTCTTGATATCGACCTGTACCGTTAAAGTATCCATATTCTTTTTCGTCGAATTCTTTTACACCCATCCATAACAAGTCAAACGCACCAAATGAAAACCTCATCGGATGTGTAAAGCTAAAGTTTTGACGAATAAAAGACTCTGGTTCAATCAAAATGCAAGCAGATTTGAAATCTCTTCCGTTTGAATAATTCTCTATCTCTGTGAGCTTATGCCGTGCTGCATCCCTGAATAAATCAGGGATGCTTGATGTTTCGCGAACTTCGTTTATGTAAGCCATTATTCTGTCGGTCCTTCCTCGCCCAGGACAAAGTGTGAGCCGTTGTGATAACCAGGTATCGGTTTGGCCTGTGGTGCAAGCTTGCGAAGCGTCGTGGTCTGTGGCGGTCCTGGCTTGATTTGTGGCCGTGCTTGTGGCTGTTGGCCTATCGCGCCATTGCCATCATCATCCTCGTCAGATGCCAGCGACAGGAGCGCACTGAGGCTGTAACGTCGACCATACGAGAGTGCGCTGCCGAATCCGTGGCTGGTCTGTTGCATCACAGGAACCTGCACGACACCAGCAATCCACTCACCTGAGCTGTGGATGACACGACTCTCGACGGTGATGCTGGTCGAATGCTCGCCATCGATGGTGTCAAGCACCGACTGCACGACGAAAAGGCCATGCTTCGCCATCACTGGCCTCACGACCTCCATGATGGCATCGAGCGAAGTGTATTTACTTCTGAACGCAGGATTCGTGGAATCCTTTACGATTGGCTTGATCTCGGCCTGTGCCTTGACCAGCGCTGGTGCAATCGCACCGATTGTTTCCGACATTGTCATACCAAACCTCCCAGATGTAATCCTGCCCGACTCAGCGCATTTCTAAACGATGAAATCCAGTTGATGTTCCGTCTGTCGATGATGGCGCCAGACTGTGTATAAGACCGCCAAATAGACACGTCATTGACCACGTGTGTAATTGCTTGTGCAATTGCTGGCCATTCGTCCTGGCGTGTTTCGTATGCATGGCGGAGACAGTCAAGCACATGTGCGAGTGCTTCGTACTTCGTGGTGCGAATCGAGCGTGCCCACTCAATCTGTTTCTCTGACCCGCTCAGCGCGACTGGTGTCGGCTGGAGAATCATCTGCGTGACCTTCCATGCGCGTTCGATTGCAAGTTTGTTCTCGCAACTAGCACAGATCTCGAGCGTCGAGGCCATCATGGCCATTTTGTAGCGCAGGTCAGCCTGTGAGAATCCGACCATGATGAAGGCGGTGTGTCCGCACTTCCACTTCAGGTCAATCCGTTCCTGGTTCATTGTCCTAATCCTTCCGATGTAGCGTCCAACTACACAAACATCCTAGCACGGGTTGACATAATGTGTCAACGTGTGGAATATTGAGGTCATGATTTACGGACATACACAAGTGGAAATCGCTGAGAAGCTCGGCATCCACAAATCAGCCGTCTGTCGGATGCTCTCCGGTGGACATGCTGTCAGGCAGTCGACCATCAAGCGCATCGCTGATGCCATCGGTCGGACTGAATACGAAGTCGCTCAGTGGATCCTGTGCAAACGCATGGGACAAACACTCCCCGAATAACAACAATAAGGAATAGGAAAACTCAAATGGACATCAAAGTAACCTGCATCGAATGCAACCGCCCGAACGCTGTGCCTTATGGTCGTGGTCATCGCATCTGCACAATCTGCTCCCAGCGTGAGCTCAAGCGTGAGCGCCGGAAGAAGACACAGCGACGCATCCAGACACTCGGAGGATTCGTCCTGGTCGTGATGGTTACATGGATGGCGTGTGCGATGGCTCACAGCTGGAACACGCCAAACAGCGCAGACCACAAAGCACATCAGGCGATGGCCGCTCGTGACTAAGCGCATCGACACATGGAGCCAATACCGCTCCAGTAGACTCGCCAGTGGTCAAGAACTCCTCCTTCCACAGGA